GCCCGTGGTGCCTGCGGCAGAGGTGGAGAATGTGATCGGTCCGCCTGCACCAGAGCCAGTGCCTCGACCCCCTTGGATGTTCAGAGTTGCCCCGGTGATGTCCGTTCCAGAGCCACCAGTTGCCCGCAAGAACCCTGCCGCTGGGCTGGCCGCAGTATCCCCATTGCCGATGACCAAGGCACCCGCAGCGGTGAGTCGAAGCCGCTCAGACAGGGCAGTGTCAGCGCCAGCGGTCTTTGTTGCGAAGACAACATCACCAAATGCGCTACCAGAAGCGTTACCGACAATGTGCCCAGAGATCGCAGCCCAGCGACCCGTGTCTGTGTCCGCCGCAGCCCACACAATCTCGCCACCGTTTCCGACAGTAGATGAGTTAGCCCGGAGTAGAACCCTGTTGCCCTTGTTGCCAAGAGTTGTTCCGGTGGTCGTGGTGGAGACACTGGTCAGGGTGGGGGTGGCTGCTTCAATGTGGAGCAGTGTTGCAGGAGAACTCGTCCCAATCCCTACGTTGCCCGCAGAGGTGATCCTCATGCGTTCGTTGGCGGTGGTGGAGAAGGTCAAGAAGCCGTTCGTTGCGCCGCTGCCACGGTTAAAGTCTATCTTCGCGTTGCTGGAGCCGGACCTAGACATATCCAGAGAATACATGGGGCTGTTAACCGTCGCGGCATCCCCAGAAGAGACCAGAAGGCTGAAAGAGTCGCCTGCCCCGGTGAAGTCTGTAAGCGTCGAGGAGGTGGAACCGCTCACACTCAGCTTGGATGCAGGCGAACTCGTCCCAATCCCTACGTTGCCTGCAGAGGTGATCCGCATACGTTCACCCTCAGTGCCGCCGTTGGACGTGGTAAAGGTGAAGAACGAGCTTCCACCCGAGGTCGCACCAACCGCGAGGCGGGCTTCTCTGGTCGAGGTGTTGTAGTCGAGGATCATCCCGTCGTAGTTGATGCCGCTTGCTACGTTGCCAATGAATACGCCGCCACGGACATCGAGCTTTTCGATGGGAGAAGCCGATCCGATCCCTACGTTGCCTGCAGAGTCGATCCGCATGACCTCCGCGCCGCCCTCTGCGAAGGCGATGGTATCCGCAGCCGGGAAGAACATACCAGTATTCAGGTCACCGAGGTTGGTGATGGAAGGAGCGGCAGCAGAGCCGTCTCCAAAGGAGGCCACGCCGTTTACGGACAGGAGGGCGTCTGGCGCTGTCGTACCAATCCCTACGTTGCCCGTGGAGTCGATGCGCATACGCTCGGTATTGTTTGTAGCAAAGGCAAGAGGGTGGTTGGACACCGTATTCAACAGCGTCGATGGGACCGTACCAAGAGCTTGGAGGCGGAAATCAACAGAGTTGGTCGTCGTCAGAAGTCTAACCGAAAGGTCCGCTTGCCCACCTATGTCCAGAGGGACGGCGGGGTTGCTATTTCCAATGCCAATCCTTCCCGTACTGGATATCCGAACGACTTCCGCCGGGGTGGTCCCAGTGATGAACCGGATGTTTGCGGCTGCGCTGGTCCTCGGGGCGATGAGCAAGTCCCCTGCAACCCCAATGGAGCTGTTCCCAGTGGCGATATACCCCTGAACCTGCGCTGCAGGGATGGCTTCAAGAACCGTACCCTTAATTTGGAGGCCCAAACCGCCGGTTCCAGAGGAGCCTGAGATAACGATCTGGTCTCCAACCACGTTTAACTTTGAGGCGGGGGTGGTTGTCCCAATTCCCACGTTGCCCGAGGAGTCGATACGCATGCGCTCAGCATAGCTGGTACCGTTGTGGTTGCCGATGGCAAGGTAAGAGTTGGCTGTGTTACCATAGACAAGAGTAGTGTCCACTTGGCCAGCGGACTGGTTGTTGTAGATGGACAGGCCGCGCTTGCTGGCAATGGTCGTGGTGTTTCGGGCGGGGACGGTGAGAACGTCAAAGACCTCAAGAAGCCCAGCAGGGGTCGTCGTCGCAATCCCTACGGCACCTGTCGAGTCGATCCGCATGCGCTCAGTACCACTCGTCTCCACCGTCACGGTATCAGCCGCAGGGAAGCGAATGGCGGTGTTGGTGTCTCCGGAATGGATGATCTTATCCGTGATCGTTACGTCACCGTTCACGTCAAGCGTGGTTGCGGGAGAACTCGTCCCAATCCCTACGTTGCCAGATGCGTCGATACGCATACGTTCGGTGCCAGCTATGCTGAACGACAAAGGGTAAGTTCCGTTGGAGGAGTTTAGGTCCATCTTGATAGCGGAGGTGTCTAAGACCAGCTCCCCGTAGACCCCAGTCCACCCAGACGCAGAAATGCGAACACCCCTGCGGCCCTGTGATGCGGCAGCATTGTTGACGTGCAAATCAGCACCGGGAGTAGTCGTCCCAATCCCTACGTTTCCTGCAGAGGTGATCCGCATGGCTTCAACACCACCCTCAGAGAAGGCAATCGTGTCGGCAGCAGGAGACCACATCCCCGTGTTCGTGTCGCCCGTGAAGGTGATTGAGGGAGTGCCGACAGCGCCGAGCCCAGAGGTCACCGTGGTAAACGTGCCAGCAGCGGCAGACGATCCACCAATAACAGCACCGTCAATCGTACCACCATTAATGTCCGTAGTGGTCAAGACAGAGGAAGCCAGCGTGACTACACCCGTCGAGTCCGCAATCGAACCCGCAGAGGTACCATCCTTAGCCTTGATGGTGGTAACTTCGATGTTGGTGGTGTCTACGGTCGTGGCGTTCGCCGTGGTAAAAGTGCCTGCGGCGGCGGACGTCCCACCGATGACAGTGCCGTCGATGGTGCCGCCCGTGATCTTCACCGAGCTCATGGCGAAGTCGTTGGTGATGTTGACGACCGCTGCGCCCGCGCCCGCGCCGTCAGAGTAGATTATCGCGCTGTCGCCCGTGGCGATGGTCACGTTGCCGCCGGAGCCCTGAGTAAACACCACGCTCTGGGCGGTGGTGTTCCGCACGAAGTAAATCTTCTGGGCGTCGTTGGGTGCGATGGTGATGGTGTGGGTGCCGCTTGGTGTTCCACCAAGGACCAGAAGCTTGTACTGGCCGTCGGACAGTGTGCCGTCGGACGTGGTCAGAGTCGATGAGGTGCCACTCAGGGACAGCGCAATCGAGCCGTTGATGGCCCGGTCGAGAATGTCCATGTTCTCGTTGACGACATCACCCCAGACGCCATCGAGTTCGCCATCGGCGGGGAGTTCGATACCGAGGTTAGTTGTGTATGTGCTGGGCATTGCTCATCCTCACGCGGCGACTGGGGTCCAGACCGTAGCTGGCTCTGGCTCAATGGTTGTCCATGAATTTATAACACCCGGATCGACGTCCGTCCATGACGAACCCGGAGAAGGCAAGATGTCAGACCAAGATGTCGGCGGCGCTGGATTCAGTGGGTCCCACATAGTCCCGGGATTGGGAAGAATCGGCACCCATTCAAGAACGAAGGTGTTGCCGACGGCTCCGGTGGCCGAAACGCCAGCAACCTGAACATTAGCGTTAGCTTCCGGCACCACAGTGCCCACGTCTGCGCTGGCGGAAACCCCAGTGACCTCGGCAACGGTTAAGAGGGCAATCACCACGTCGCCCACAGCGCCTGAGGCCCCAACGCCAGTGACCGCCACATCAGCGCCAGCCTGAGCGACGACATCACCCACAACACCAGAGGCAGAGACGCCAGTTGGCAAAATGAGGGCAGAGCCTGAGACGACAACGTCGCCTGTCTCTCCGGTGGCTGATACCCCCGTCAGCTCTACAATCGCCCCTGCGGCCACTGCGACAGAGCCTACAGCGCCAAGCGCCTCAACACCCGTGACGATGACAGGGATGGCCTCACCCCACGCCCCAGAGGACCACGCACCACGGCCCCAGCCTGTAAGGGTCGTGTTGGCCATGGCCGCTCCTTACGCGATGCGGATGATAGCGTTCGAGGCGTCTGCTACGGGGAACTGGATGGTGAAGGTGCCCGCGGTAGAGACCTTGTCTCCGCCGAAGTCCAGCACCACCACAGACGGGTTGGTGTAGGTGTGCGCCGGGGTCGTGTTGTAGATCAACGCACCGCGAGCCGTGATGGTCGCAGAGGTGAACGACAGGTCATCAAAGTCTGTGAATGCCGTGGTTCCCGACGTGGTCGGGCTGATATTCACGAGGGTTCCGCCGCCAGCCGAGTAGGTCCCCGAGTTTGCCACTTCGTTCGAGGACGAGTATGCGGTGGTGGTCGCGTCAAGGGTAGCGGAGTTCGTGTAAAGCGCCAGCTTGAAGGTGTCGCCACCGCTCGAACGGAAGTCGTGAGCGCCCTCAAGGAGCTGGTCCTTGAAGGAAGTGCACATGTAATTGCCGCTGAATGGCATCTCAAAGTCTCCTGATCTGTTGAGCCACGTCAGTCGCCCCGGCCTGCTCGAGCTTAGCCACGACCGACTCCCGATCTTCTCTTGCCGCCATCTTAACATAATGCAGGACAACTGCCAGCATCTGATCCTTGAAGGCCCTAGCCTGCATTGCGATCTCTGGCGGAGCCGACTCGGACACGCTCATGAGGCGGTCAACGCACAGCTCAGCAACCTGCTCGGGCGTGTGGCCACCGTTCGATGATGTCATGACGTTGACGACACCCGGTGATGCAGAACCCACAAACATCAGCGTCCAGCTCCTGATCCGGGCATGACACCATCTCGGTAATCATCACGCTTGGACCTGATGTCGATGCCAAAGAGGTTTGACATGGCGTCAGAGTAGCGCTGCTCATACAGCTGGATCATGTCAGGATCGCCCTTGAGGTAGGTGTACGCCTCAACCAGTGAGCCATACAGGAGGGCTGCGCTCGCATTGTTGCCAAGCCAAGAGGTGCTGGTGGTCACAATGGATGCCGGGTCGTAGTAGTAGTGAAGCTCGACGAGGTACGGTGCATCTGGCGTGGGGCCAAGGATGAAGTTTCCATCCGTCACGCCAGTCTGATCGCCGTTGAACTGCGAGTAATACTTCGGCAGCCCCGTCACGGAGGGAAAGGGGTAGGACTCCCTGATGAAGCTGACATCCTTGTCGTACAGGTAGGAGTAGCTCCCGTCCGCCTTGATCACGGCGATGGAGAATACCGACAAAAAGTCGGTCGGACGGGCAAGGTACTGGTTCCCCGACACTATGTTTGCCGTGACGTTCTTGCGGAGCTCGGGTATCTGCACGGAGCGATAGATGCGCTCCTCTGCCTGACGTACAAACGTGGGAATGTTGGCGACGAACGATGTCTCGCTCGTCTCAAGGTAGTCCTGCAGGTACTGCGAGAGCTCCGCGTAGTTCATGGGTCACCCAGAAGTTCTATTGAACTTATTCTTTGTACTTGCCGCCCTTTTTGGCAGCACCCATGCCACGGCACATGCCGCCCATGGCCATCTTGCCAACGCCGTCAGCCGCAAACGCCGGGACCTTCTTCCCGTCTTTTTCGACCATCTTGAGCTTTCCGCCCATGGCCATCTTAGAAACCTTTCCACCCATAGCCTTGTACACCAGCTTCGGCGGCTGTGAGTGCTTCATGGCGCGATCTGCTGCTGCGTCAGCATCATCCTCGGCCTTCTTGTCGCTGCGGGTGCGAGGGCGCATGCTCGACTTGGGGGCCATCTTGCTGTCTGGACGAGGCTTCGGGCGAGGCATTTTACCGCCACCTCCAGCGCCAGTACCCGAAACCCCTCTCGAGACCCCGCTCGCGGCACCACCCATCGGGGCTGGCTTGCTCAACGGCTTCAAGTTGGCACCCGGATTGGTGCCCCCGGATGCGGTAACTTTCAACTTCGCGTTCTTGCGGCGATTCGCGGCATCAACGCCCATGACCTTGGACTTCATGTCATTCTCCATCAGTTGTGACCACGGTCACGGTTCCTATAGACGATATCATGTACTGCGCCGGATTCCAAACGGGGTTCCACCCCCAGAGGGCGTTGGACTCAAGAATTGCAGTATCTGGCCGCGGGTCATACAAAGACTGAGGGTCGTTGACCTTGACCTTGCCCAAGAAGTTCTGCGGCTGATCCGGGTCACGCACATCCCTACCGACGCGAAACCCTGTGCGCTGGCCGTTCTGGTACTCATAGACGAGGTCGCTCAGGGGGTACCTGCGACCAGTCCTGTCGCAGAACCCGAACGCCTTACTGCCCCTTGCGTACGCCATCAATAGCTCCACGGGCTCATGGGTACGAACGACACGGACGAGCGATCACGATCCTCGTCAGCCGCAAGGGCGAACTGCTCCTCGTATGCTTGCTTCAGGGACGGGACCATGGGCTGAGCGGCTGGCTTCTTCGAGGCGATGTAGTAGGCAAGGCCCGCTACAAGCGCAGGGACAAAGCGTGGGGGCACCATCGTCGTGTCTGAACCGATGCCAGAGGCAAGACCGTCGATGCCCTTCAGGCGATAGTAGAAGAGCGTGTACGGCATAGTCGTGTCAGGGATAGGCCACAGCGTCACCTGCGTGGACGTGGAGAGGCGCTGCACGAAGATTTGGGTCGGCCTGCCTGTGATCAGCTTATTGGTCTGCTGAGCGTAGGTTGACACCGAGATGCGCTCTAGGAACGTATCGGTCTGATTCGTTCCGGTGCCAGTGCGGAGCTGATGCTCGATCAGGTCGATTGTGCCAGTGGGCATCGTGTAGGACGCCGTGCCGGGGGTCAGGACCTGAGTGCCAGACTCAATGGTGAAGAGGTTCAGGCCTCTATTGGCCCACTCCAGCGTCATGATGTTGAGGCTGCGACGTGCAGTCTTCAGGTCATACCCTGAGCGCATCTCAAGGCCAGCCCTCTCAAAGGCCTCCTCGAAGAGTTCCGGCAGATCGGGTACGATGACGGCCATGGCTTAGTCCCTGAATTTCGCGGTCTTCTTTGCGATGCGCTTTGGCTGAGCCACAAACTGCTTACCCTTGGCGGTGCCATCGCGCTTGGCTTTGGTGGTCGCAGCATACTCCGATGACGTCAGCGCGTCACGCGCCTTCTTCGGAAGGTAGCGCTCGCCAGTGGCCTTTGGCCCTTGGGTGGACGGCTTTCCGCTCTTGGTGCCCCAGTCCTCTTTCCCCCACTTGCTGAGGGACTTCTGGGCGGCGGTCTTCTCCCCGCTGTAACCGCCACCCTTCTCCTTGTAGATTTTACCAGCGAGCTGCATGGCGCGGGCGGAGTGCTTCCCGCCCATCTTGGCCTTGGCTTGCGCCTTGGATTGCTCCCACAGCTTCTCGTTGGTGCGACCCATGGCTACTTGAAGCCCTTCGAGCACTTAGATGCGCGGGCGCAGCTTCCCGGGTTTCCGCATTGACGGCATGGAGTAAACTCCGCTGCCGCCTCGACATCTGTCACGTCTGCAGTGGCCTCAGTCGAGACCTTGGTGGTTTTCTTAGCCATTGCGCGATCCTCCTGTCGTCGTCATTTTCCGTACTTTCCCTTGGATGCATCGGCTCTGTTTGCATCGGCCTCTTTTCCTTTACCCCCAGCATTAGACGTAGAGGTCTTGCTCGGGGCAGCAGAAGTCTTTCCAGCATTGGCGGCTGCAGCCTTTGCCATCGACTCCTTGGTGGCCTTGGACGGGTTGGTTGTAGCCACATCACGGGCAACCGGCCTGTTTGCTTGCGTAGGCTTGCCCTGCGGTCGGCTCAAGGAAGCCACTGCCTGATTGACGCGGCTCCCCGGATTATTCGTGTTTACACCACCCGGCAGGTAGGAGCCGATTGTTGCCATGGACGTAGTGCCACGACCACGACCATCTCCGCCAGCAGGCGCAGGGGTAGCCCTGTCCGGCGCTGATGGGCTGTATGACGCGGGCTTCGTACTCGCACCCTGCCCAGCACCTGCAACTGGAGCTGGCGCTGTAGCTGTTGGCATCGCCACTGCAGGTGGCTTAGTGAAGTACTGGTGCTCCGGGTCAATTCCGGGGCGATATCCAGCGGGCGCAGGATTGTACACAGACGCCCGAGATGGGCTGGCCACCGCTGGCGTCTGGCTGAACTTCTGCAAAGCAGCTGCATACGGATTTGCGCGGCCCGGAGCAGCCATAGCGGCGGCTGGTGCTGCGGCTGGTGCCATCGGCGCTGCTGCTGCGGCCATGGGTGCCACCTGAGGGGCTGGCATCGGTGGTGCCATTGGGGCCACTGCGGCAGGAGCTACCGGAGCCATAGGCATTGGCTGAGCTGGAGCAACAGCAGGAGCCCTAGGC